AAGCCGCTGGCAAAGCGCTTCCGCACACTGCGCGACGGCGTATACTATGACGCGATGAGCGCCAGCATCCGCCACCGCGCCAGCGACAGCAAGCGGCTGGACGGCTTGAACCCGCACATGGCTATTTTTGATGAAATCCACGAATTCCGAGACTACAAGCTCATCAACATCATCAAGCGCAAGAACGTGAAGCGCCGCCAGCCGCTCATCTTGTACATCACCACCATGGGGTATGTGACGGACGGGCCGCTGGCGGACTACTACGGGCTTTTTTCCGATGT